ACACTTGGCAGAATCCAATCAATCTCGATGATTTAGATGTGGCACACGACATCGCGCCTTATACGCGGATGTATCCGACGGAGTGCGTGGCTTATTCCAAGCGCACGTCGTCCGCCGTGGCGGCACGTCTCCAGCCAGCCGGAATCCGGATCGTGGCTATTGACGGAAGTGAATATTCGCAAAGCTGCGATGAGCTTCTTGGCAGTGTTACGTCGAAGCGATTCGTCCACAGAAATCAGGCGGAGTTATCCAAGCAGATTTTATCAGCTACAAGATTAAATTATGGCGATGGTGGCTGGGTCATCGGAAGGCGCGCGTCACAGGCGACTGTGTGCGCTGCTGTGGCCGCAGCTCTCTGTTCACACTTTGCGACACGACCTGAGACGGATCTGGACATCATGGTCGGATAGTGCTACGCGCTCGCCTAGAATTGCCGCATGGGATTATTCGACAGATTCGCACCGGTAAAAACTAACGCGCCAGAAAACATCAGCGACGTCGAAGCAGCTGGCGTCGCTCCGTATTATCAAGAAACATCATCAATTTTCTTTTCAGGAATCGCACAAGCTACACGTGCAGAAGCCATGAGCATTCCAACAGTCGCGCGTGCGTTATCCGTTATGCAGACAATCGCGTCGCTACCGATGGAAACTCGCAACGTCGCAACAGGCGAAAAAGTTACACAGCCGCGCGTTATTAATCAGCCTGATCCTAGAATTCCCGGCTCTGTATTTTGGAGTTGGATGATTTCTGATTTATTCTTTCATCCGTACGCATTCGCACGCGTTATGGAGCGTTATGCAGACACAGGAAAAATCCGCGCAATGGAAAGAATCGCACCGGAGCGCGTAACCATCACAACAAATGGAATGGGATACGAAGTCAGCTTCTATTCAATCGATGGAATGTACGTCGATCCAAATGATTTAGTCGTCTTCGCCGGAAATGATGAAGGTCTGCTTTCAAGAGCCGGCCGCACTATCCGCGCAGCGGCAGCGCTCGAAAAAGCGGCGATGGATTTTGCTGTCGATCCAATTCCACAAATGATCTTGAAATCTACTGGTACATCGCTTCCAGCAGATCGCATTGCGAAACTTCTCGCAGCATTTGGAGCACGTCGCAAGAAGTCAGTCGTGTATCTCAATGCAGACGTATCAATGGAGACACTTGGCTTCGATCCTAAATCCATCCAGCTGAATGAAGGTCGCAATTACGTCTCGCTTGAATTAAGCCGCGCCTGTGGCATCCCTGCCTACTTCACGGATTCACAACAGTCCAGCTTTACCTACTCCAACGCGCTCGATAAAAGACGCGATCTTGTGGACTTCGCTTTCAGAAATTACATGAGCATCATCGAGCAAAGACTGAGCTTTCAAGACTTTACCAGCTTAGGCAGCGAAGTCAGATTCGACTTAGATGACTTCTTGCGTGGCAATCCACACGAGCGCGCGCAAGTGTACGAAATACTCAACAGAATCGGCGCAATGAGTGTCGAAGAAATACGCGAGGAAGAAGACATGCTGCTATGAAAATAACAACACCGATGACAATCACTGCTGCGGATTCAGAGTCTCGAACCATCAGCGGTCGTATCGTCGCATTTGAAGAACAGGCGAACGCATCAACTGGCAAGGTCGTCTTTGCTAAGGGATCAATTAAGCCGCAGCCGGTCAAGCTCAATCTTGAGCACGATCGCACTCGACCAATCGGCAAGACTCTCGACATGACTCTCAATGAGAATTCAATCGACGCAAGCTTCAAGATTTCAAATACGACAGCCGGATCGGACGCCATCGCGGAAGCCATGGACGGATTACGTGACGGCTTCTCGATTGAACTAGCAGTCGATGATTACGTCATGGAAAAGGACGGCACAATGCGCGTCTTGGCTGGTGAACTGACCGGCGTCGCTTTGGTCACTGAACCGGCCGTCCGCTCAGCTCGCGTCGAACGCGTCGCAGCGGCAGAAGGCGAAGAAGAAGCTACAGAAGATTCTGACTCCACCGTGGAGACAGATGCAACACCAACAGAAGGAGACGAAGTGGAAAACACCGTCACAGACGCTTCAGCCGTGGAGACGGTAGAAGCCGCTCAGTCAGTTACAGCCAACTCAAAGCCAATCGGCGGCTTTACATCAAAGCCACGCATCGAACTAACTGCTGCGAAGTATCTTGAGAACAAGGTACAAGCTGCGCTTGGATCAGAAGATGCTCGCCAGTACGTACTAGCAGCCGACAACACAACAGACAACGCCGGCCTTGTACCAACTCGCCAGCTTTCAGAAGTAATCAATGGACTTTCAACTTCGATTCGTCCGAGCATAGAAGCGATCAGCCGTGGGACGCTTCCAGACGCTGGAATGACTTTTGAGATTCCAAAGATCACAGCAGCGCCAACAGTTGCAGTCGCAGCTGAAGATGCAATCTTCTCTGATACAGATCAGAACAGCGCCTTCCTAAGCGTGGACGTTAAGAAGTTCGCTGGACAGCAGAAATTCTCAGTCGAGCTTCTGACAAGAACTTCGCCATTGTTTTATGACGAACTTTTGCGAAACATGATGGCTGCAATGGCTAAGGCGCAGGATACTTACGTGAACGGCATTCTTGTCGCTAACGCAACAGCAGACGGCACAACCATCACAACCTATCCAACAGCGGCTGAACTTCTTGGCTTTGTGGCTCGCGGTGCAGCAAGTGTTTATGCTGCAACAGCCGGCCTTGCCAATCCATTCGCTCGCAATATCTTAATGAATACTTCACAATGGTCGAACACGATGTCACTAAATGACTCTGGCCGTCCAATTTACAACGAAGTAACTAATCCGATGAATCAGCCGGGTCTTGCGACTCCAACATCGCTTCGCGGTCGTGTCGCAGGTCTCGATCTATACGTCACAGCTAACACAGCAGCGACAACAGATACAGACGATTCAATCTTGGTAATCAATCCAGATGCTTATACATGGTACGAGGGAACTAACTACCAGCTACGCGCTGAATCAACAGCAGACGGATCAATCACTGTCGGCGTGTATTCATTCGGAGCTTGCGCCAACAAGATCAACGCTGGCGCATTCGGTATCAACAAGGGCTAATCGCCACAATCAATCATCGACCGTCGTCGCTCCCGAAGGCGGTCGAGCAGTAGAAAGGGATGAACTCATGCCAGCCATTATCACAGCCACGCAGCTAAGATCCGTTCTTGGCGTGAGTTCATCTCTGTACTCTGACAGTTATCTTGACCAAATAATCGATTCGGCAGAAAATGTGATTTTGCCGCTTCTCACACAGAATCAAGTCGCCGTGGACTATTACAAGCTCGACGCTAATGTCGCTTACTTCTACACATCACGCGCACACAACTTCGTCGCTGGCCAATCCGTGATTGTTGCCGGACTCCCAGCGCCTTTCTCAGCGACTCACACAGTCGTCAAAGTATCTGACTTTTATTTCACAGCAGCTCTTACAAGCTCAGACGTCACCGTCCGTCCAATCATTCCTAACGGCACAGCTACTCTGTCCGGATATTCAGCGGCCACTTTGTACGCATCGACTCCGGCTATCGAAAGCGCGATGTATGCCGTATCCATCGAAATCTTCCAAAGCCGGACAGCGGCCGGTGGCCAGATCGAGGGCGTGGACTTTAGCGGTACGCCATACAGAATGGGTCGCAGCCTTATGAACAGAGTGTCTTCGCTGCTCCAGCCGTATCTTGACGTCGAAACAATCGTCCAATGACAGCCAGTTCAATAGCCGTCGATGTACGCGGCCTTTTAAAGACTCAGCTGGCGTCAATTACGGCCAACGTCTATGACTCGATTCCTGAAAGTCCAATCGTGCCATTTGCGGCAGTTATGCCAGCCAATCCGTATCTTGAAATCGAAGTCTTTACAAAGAACACCGTCCGGACAAAGGTCAATCTGATCATTGCCGTCGGCGTGACTTCCTACTCCAACGCTGCTTCACTCGACAACATCGAACAGCTCATCATCAGCATTCTGGCCGCTTTGCCGGCCGGATACGAAATCGGCAACATCTCGAATCCACTTCCGATGGCATTAGCTTCCGGATCTGAAATCTTGGCGGCCGAAATCGAAGTCACTACACGTTACGTCCAAACCAACTAAGGAGCAAAAATGCCAACGACCGTCATCACCGGACGCGATCTTGTTTTGACGATCGCGACCACAAACTACGATGCGCAAGCCACATCAGCAGTACTCAGTAACTCACCTACAATCGATACGTACCAGACACTCGATGGAAAAGCCTACAAGCACATCGATGACCAGTGGACTTTCGATGTCGAAATGCTTGCAGATTGGGGCGCATCAGGATCACTTTGCGAAGCTCTCTGGACTGCATGTGA